CAACAACAACAACAACAACAACTCACAGGGTGGCAAACCATCAGAGCCAGCTCCCGTTCTTGTTTCTTCTCTGGAGGAGGCAAGAGCGGTGGAAGGCCCGGTGGTTCACGCAGTTTATCTCAATGGTGAACCTGTAATTGTCAGTGAGCCTGCAAGCGCAACGCCTGCAGTCACTCCGGTAGCAGCGGAGGTTAAACCCGCTGCTGTTAGTGCTCCGGTCCCTAAAGCACCCGCGGTGGCAGCGCCCAAAACTGTCGCCGCACCGGTGAGCATTAAACCTGCTCATCAACCCACGGGGAAGCCGTTCCTTGCTTCTCCCAGTCCCGTTCCTGTAGAGGAACGGGCTGTGGACTCCAGACCAAAAGCTCAAGCTGTAACCTTTGCTGAAGTCCTCAAACACCATAAACCTACGCTTCACAAGTCCTATGAAGCGTGGGCGAAGAGTCATCATTTTGATGCTAAGTATAGTGAATCAAATGAGACTGCTCATGGTGAAGAACATTTCCTCCGAGAGCTGGCGGAATGTAAAGCACTTGCTAGGTGCTGCAGTTACGCTAAACAGAAAGGTGACAAAGTTCTGTACTTAGTGGACCATCAAGGCAGTGCTCGCCTTGCGACTCTGGTTAACGCTATCAAGGGCAAATGCTCCGAGATAATGCAAAGACCCGTCAGTATTATAGCTAAAACGATTCCTGTCGTGTCGGTAGTCCGTGATGCATTCGCAGCTGCGCGTGACATCCTGAACCTGCCAAGCCCGGTTAAAGCCCCGGAAAATAGTATTTCAGTGCTTTGGTGTGTGGACCTTTACCATTTAAATCAATTGAATTATTGTGATTTGATGAAAAAGTATTCAGCGGAACTTGCTTGTGTTCTCAAGCATGATTTTACTGAACCTTTTGGTCATTTTGCAGAAACTTCATGGCAAATCTTAGATGGAAAAGTTATCCAAAAACACCATGGCTCCGGAAAGACTTTCCCTGCGCCTCATTTACCGTGTGATTGGTTATTTGGTGATGGTAGTTACAAAGTTGCTGAGGATGAATACTTAGTTCATCATTCGTTCAATACGATTGGTGATTTTGGGATTTATTTCCTCTCTGTGTCTGCATCACCGGTACCAGTAGCTCTTCGTCCAGAGCCTGTTTTCTTCAGACATCTTATACCTGCCACATTCTTTCGGCAGCTATGGAGATCTGAGAGTCAATGGGTTTGCGGCCGTATGAGTTATTGGGACCAGTTCAACTACCTGGCATTCGGCAAGGAATGCGTTATTGATCGTAGAATAGTCGAAGTAGCTTCAACAATGACTGGCCCTCATGCTCATCAGTGGGCTTTGGAGGCTTTTGTTGTTCAGGTGAAAACTGATGTTCAGATACGCTATCCGTGTTATGCAAAGTATATCCCGGAGCTGGCTGGTATCTTGACCAATAGCATCATGTATGCGTGGTCAAGCTACCAGGAGGAGTATGTGAATGCCTGTATGACTATCGATCATGAGGTTATAAGTAAAGGCGCGACTTTGCGGAAACCAGGGTTTCAAATTGTGAGACCTGCCCTGGCTGCTATCGCTCCCCCCACTCCTGCAATTCCATTGCACGACATCCCTGTCGCCGCCGCTTTCAAAGAAAGCGTGCCCTGGCTGACACGGGTGGCTAGTCCTTTGGGATCCATTGTGATCTGCGGCATGATCAATGACTTTGTAAAGAAAGTCACTGGCATGCCGAAGTTTGCGATGGGTTTTGTTGCACCGGTAGTGGAGGAAACGATGGCGGCTAAGGGTCCCGAGTGGAATTTTCTTCTCTGGACGGCTTATGAACAACTGCCAAGATGTGCGATGCTCTTAATGAGCCCTATGCCGCTGTCTTTTCGATTGAGTGCATGTGTGTGGGAGATGACCATTAAATTGGGAATCACCTATGCCATCACTCACTTGAGAAAACAGAATCGTTGGGCTGCGTTTGGATTGCATCTTTCTTGGAACGTGTTGAATACTTGTGTGTGGGATGTAAATGCTTGGGGCGTTGACCATATATTTACGGCTCTCAGTCCGTATGTGTATGGGAATGGCCCAAACGTTTCATCAGGTGCGGCTTCTGTCACAAATGACGTGGCCTACACTTTGCGCACGGCTCAACAATGTTGGAATCAGACGCCGACTGGAAATAGTTTGAACACGTGGACGAAGGATCACTTGCCGGTGGTGAGAGATCATCTGTCCAAGAACACATTGTGGCAAATGATTTGTTGCGTGTGGACTTGGCTGATATCGCGTTTATCCAGCTCTGCGGACACAGCCGCCAAGCCTATTGATGCTTGTGTGAGGTTGTGGATGGAGAAACGCGGTTTGAGTTCATGTGCTCAAGGGAGCTTTTCTGGGTGCGCAGCTTTGGAAGCTTGGCCTATGTACTTGTGGGCCAACGCTTTACGTACCGTTCCTCTGTTTAGTGAACAGTCTTCCCTAGAGGCTGGGCTTATAGACGGAAACGGTGTGTACCCAATTCCTCCTGACAGTTCTTTTCCTCGTCAGGACTTCGTGGCCGATGATGGGGGAATCGTTCAACCTTACAACCACACCAACAAGTGTGGGAAGTTTTGGTTGAAAAGTTCTTCCAAAAATAGCCGTGGAGATATCCAGGTGTTTCTGGCCTTTGACTTGCCTATGTATAGTGCTGCTAACACAGTCGAGTGTAGCAGAGCTATGGCACAGAGCCGGTTGATGACTGAAACGCCACAGCTTCTTGATCCGTCTGTTGACAAGGAATGGGAAGATTTGTGGATGTGGTTTGGAGACCGTTTAGCGACTGCCTTGGTTGGGTGGGGCAAAGTTAATCGAGACGAGGTTTATGAGTATGTCCTCGGGCTCAAACCCGCTTTTAAGAAGGTTAGGGGCTTAATAGCATTTCAAGCCTGGGATGAAGGGAAACCGTTAAGAGCCTCGATAGAGGTGCTAATTAAGTTGGATGAGGTTCTTCTGAAGTGGAGGCCTCGCCCGATTTATAATCTTGATCCAATGATCAACATTATCTTCGGTTTCTTATTCCAGCGCCTCCATGAACATTTGGCGCATTTGTGGAACGTGAATGGGCATGTGGTTGGGAACGTGTGTTTGACTTTTGCTGGCGGTATGACCGACAAGCAATTGTCAGACTGGTTTGCTATCACGCCTGAGCGTAACCAAATTCGAGTGATTGTTCTTGGGGATGACGCCGCGGTGAAGGGTGTAGATCGTTATGGTCAAGCTTTTAGTGCTTGCTTTGATTTTAGCAAGTATGATTGTTCTCAAGGGAAGGGAGTAGTCATGGGCTTGGCCAGATGGTATGAAAGCATGGGACTCACTAAAAGTCTCGCTGATCTTTACATTAGTTTGTGGTCACGTACTCTGGTGGGCAATGGCTGGCGCATTTCAAAGAATGCAGTTCGGCGGCCTACAGGAATATTTGACACGTGTCTTGGCAATTCTATTGTCACTGGTTTGTCGTATATGGGCG